GGAGTTTTCAGGGGTGGCGGAAGGGCCGCGGGGGCGCGCGCCAAGGGCTTGTTCGGCAGCGGCAAGTTCGCCGATGCCCGCTGTGCCGCCGCCGGTGTTTTTCAGGGCGTTCGCGGCATGGTTACGCGCGGCGATGACGCTGGTCAGGGTTTCTTGTTCGTGTTGCAGGTATTTGCGCGCAACTTCAACGAGGTTGGGGATAAGGTCGTAGCGGCGGGTAAGCTGCACGTCAATTTGTGCAAAAGCGTTTTTGTATTCGTTACGCTTGTTGACGAGGCTGTTATAAATGCCGACGGAAACGGCAATGGCGATGATGACGAGAGCGAGGATAATCCAGCCAGTCATGGGTTTTCTCCTTGTTTTTGGTGGGGTTAAGGGACGTCTGGCATTGTAATTTTCGCGGTTTCTGCTTGCAAGGCAGGCGGGCTCTGCCTACAATCCGCACCCTGAGTTCGCCAGGCAATCGCTGTGCTTCGATGCAGAGGAAAGTCCGGGCTCCACAGGGCAGGGTGCCGGGTAACACCCGGGCGGCGTGAGCCGACGGAAAGTGCCACAGAAAAGATACCGCCTGCATTGCAGGTAAGGGTGAAATGGTGCGGTAAGAGCGCACCGCAAGGCCGGTAACGGACTTGGCAGGGTAAACCCCACCCGGAGCAAGACCAAATAGGGAATCTATGCGGCGGCCCGCCGTGATTCCGGGTAGGTTGCTACAGGTATCCGGTAACGGGTATCGCAGAGGAATGATTGCCCACGACAGAACCCGGCTTATCGGCGAACTCTTTTTCTTCAATATGTCCCCGTAGCTCAACCGGATAGAGCGTTCCCCTCCTAAGGGAAAGGCTGGAGGTTCAATTCCTCTCGGGGACACCATCTTTTCTTCCGCACAATTCCGTTAAGCTCCGCAATCGCCCGATATTACGTGGTTTCTCGTCTTCTTTGTTTCCGCTACGCTCCGCCTAATTCCGTCACCATCCGCGAGCGAATGTGGGCTACAATGTGGGCCGTTCTGAATTGCTTTGCCTTGAGCCCACACTAATGCTTACAGATGCCAAAATCAAGAAGCTGCGCCCACAGGATAAACGTTACCGTGTGCATGATGCAGACGGGTTGAGTTTATCCATCTGGCCGACCGGGCGCATGTCATGGATATTGCGCTATCAGGTCAACGGTGTCCGGCGTGATTTGACGCTAGGCAAGTACCCTGCCCTCTCTCTGCGTGAGGCGCGTGCGAAGGTCGCCGAGCTGCGTTTGTCTCTTGATAGAGGCGAGAACATCCATGTGCAACAAGCCGGAGCCGTGCTGTTCTCCGAGGTCGCCGACATGCTGCTGGCTCAGAAAGAAAGCAAAGCCGCGCGGAAGACAGCAGAAAACGCCCGTGCGCGGATGCAGCGCTTTGTTCTGCCGAAGCTGGGTAGTCGCCCTATCAGCGAAATTTCCGCTTCCGAGGTGAGGGGGCTGGTCGGCAAACTGACGGACGAAGGCAAGCAAGAAACGGCGTTCCGGGTGCGCTGCCTGATTAACCAAGTGTTTGCCCTCGCCATTGGGCGCGAGTTGACCGAGAATGATCCAATGGGACGAATCAAGGTCAAGAAATCGCAAACTAAGCATTATCCGCACATTGCTGACCCGGCATTGCTCGGTCGCCTGTTGCGCGACATGGACGTTTACCGTGGCGATATGGCGACAATTTACGCGCTACGCTTGTTACCCCATATCTTTATTCGCTCGGCAGAACTGCGCTTTTTGCGCTATGAATATCTTGATTTTGATGCCGCCCTGATACGCATCCCCGGCGAGTTGATGAAGATGGGCAGGCCGCATTTGGTGCCGATGTCGCGGCAAGTTATGGCTCTTCTGGATGATTATTTTGCCTTCGCTCCGCGTGAAGGGTTTTTGTTCCCGACCGCCACGCGGCGCAGCAAGCAGCTGTCACCGGTGCTGAGTCCTGGCACGCTGCGAAAAGCGCTGATGTCACTTGGCTATGGCAAAGAAGTTATTGTGCCGCATGGATTCCGGGGAACGGCGTCCACGTTTTTGCACGAGATGGGTTACGATCACAAGGTGATCGAAAAACAACTGGCACACGAGGAAAAGCGGCAGGAAGTGGCCGCCTACAATCATGCCGAGTATCTGGCTGCGCGACGGGAGATGATGCAGGGGTGGAGTGATTTTTTGGATAAATGCAAAAATGGCGGCTCTTAGGCCGCCTTCTTCGCGCGCATGGCGCATTCTCTGACCACCGCCAAAGTCTCTTCCGACATATCCGGCAGCGGTTCTGGGAGCTCCCAGTAGAGGATGGCGAAGGCGACCACAACATGATCCGGCCAGCGGGTTGATTTCCCGCTCCGCCGCCCCGCTGGAAATTCGCCAGCAACGATCATGTCGTAAAACTTGGTCTTCTGGAATCCGACGATTTGCATCGCCGTTTTGGCGTCTATCATTTTCATGTTGTCTTCTCCTTCTTCCCATGCAGTGGGCAGTCTTCTGTGGCCCACCAGCCATATTTCTCTCCGTTTCCCCCTACTCCCCGCCCGTGACCGTTATCCAGTACGGGGCAGGTGCAGCCCTGTTTAATTGCGGCATCACTGCCGGGGTTGGGTGTTTTGTTCATCTCTCGCCTCTCCTTCAAATCATCCTTTTCCGGATGATTTTGTTTGCTGTATCCAGTAGCCGCTAACGGCGGCAAGTCGGCGTCCTCACAGGCCGATACCTGCGGATGCGGCGGCGGTTGTTTCAAGCCGCAGACACTCGCCGCTTGTCTGCGTCCGCATTTACCCCTGCGGTCGGGGTGGTGTGAGTTATTCCCCTTGTTTTTCCAGTGCGGCAATCAGGGCCGGTAGTAGTGTGCCGGTTGCCAGTTGCAGCGCGGGGATGTCGTAGTCGGCGTAGGCTTCCATTAGGTCGCGCATCATTCCGAGGACTATGTCCAGGCTGATTTCCGGTTCGTGTGTGATGCTGCCTCTGATAGGCTGGCCGTCCAAGGGGTATTCGTCGTCGTCCATGCCTATGCTTATGGCGGTGGTGTTGCAGGGGATGTTGTGTTTTTTTGCGACGTCCGACGGTTCTGCCTTCTGTACCCCCAAAACTATATTCACAATGCCCGCCACTTCTGCCAGCACGAGATAGTCGTAGTCGTTTTCGCTGGCTTTGGCTTTTGCCGCGAAGTCTTCGATGATGGCGCACAGGTTGTAGTTTCCTTCATATTGGTGTTCTTGCCATTTCATGCTTGTTCTCCTATCGGGTAATGACGTAGACTGTTTTTGGCATCTTCTTTTCTAATCTCTTCTGCTTCCCCTGTTTTATGGCTGTCGCCTTGCCAGCCGTGTCCATGCCAACATCCGGAAAAATGCAAGAAAAAAGGCTTTTCGCAATAACTGTCCACTTCACCACTAGCATCTGTTGCCACCCACTCGTGGTGTTCGGGGATGCTAATTTTCTGCCCGCCGTATTCCACCTCGCGCATCGGGCGCGGTTTGAAGTTTTTGAGTTTCATGGCTGCACCTCACGCAGGCTGTCGCGCCATTCCTTATTGGCGGTCTTCTCACTGCGCCAGCCCACCTTGCACGCTTTGCCCCTAGTCGACTCCGGTAGTAATTCATATCCCCACACCGCGCCATCGCTGTCCATCGCGATGAACCTTACCCACTCCGGAATGACAAGCTCGCCGCCGTAGTAATCACGAATAAGGCGGCTGTCATCTTCGTGACTTGCGCCCTTCTCCGCCTCAATATAGCGCGTTGCGGCGGGCTTCATTTTCGCTTTCAGTGCATCAAGAAAGTCCTTACTCGCCACGTCCTCCACACCCGAATGTTTGCGGAACCCAGCCCACTGGTCGTCGTCAAGCAGCGTCCCGAACGGTGCAGCCTCCGTGGCGTTACACAAGGCTTCCTCTTGCGTAATAGCATCAGCCTTCCACAACGCGTGCTCCACGGCTATCTTGGTCTTGAAAGCAAGCATCCATTCCTGCCCGTCGCCTTTGCAGTATGTCAGGGTATCCTGCCAGCTTACGCCGGATTCGAACTCAACCGTCAAGCCGGTAAAGGACGGAAAAGCTCCTACCCAAGCCCTGTCGCTGGTGTGGCGGACAGGCTCACGGGCAAAAGAGAAAAGGCGTCCGTCGGAGTCAGCGGCGATATATGCTGCGGCAGCATTAATGCGCAGGACGTAGCCGTAAAACATCACGGTCTTGTAGGGTGTTTTGAGTTTCATGGTCTTCTCCTTCTTCTGCTGTCTGCGACACGTTGTAACTCGGTATCGTCCGGTGCGTTCACAATCAGGCGATTCCGATACGCTGCATCTTCATTCGGCTCAAAGTAGATTTGCCATTCGTCTTTATTCAGCGGCTTGTCTTCATCCAGCAGGGACATACCGATGTGCCACACACCTGCACTGTTGTATTGTCCGGTAATCAGCACGCCTTCGCCGTCGAGGCGCGATATGGTGAAGTACCTTACTGAACCTGACGCGCCATCGTCGTGGTCTATGCTTGTGATACCGTATTCGCCGAAGGTGTCATCTGAGTAGCCTTCAAAGATGTATTTTTTGCTCATGGTTTCCTCTCGTTCGTGGTCATGATGACCACGGTTGCTGGTCTCAGTCGTCAAGTTTCGCGAAGTGGTCAAGTTCCAGGCATTTATCTGCCAACTTGTCCAGTTTGTCGTTGTCGGTAATCGCTGCGATAGGTTTCGCAATGGTGCCGATGGTTTGGTCTGCCACTATCGCAACAGGGCGTAATACGGTTTTAATGATGCTGCCAAACATGGGGGGCTCCTTGGTTTCTGTTTGTACTTAATGGCTGGCGTAGCTGCCGGTGTAAATCGGCATATGCAGTGCCTTCTTGGCACTCTCAACCAGTTCTTCCGCCTTGGCGCGGCGGTTCGCCTCTGCACCGATTTCACGCAGGCTCAGGGCGAATTGGTCTTCGGCAACGACCAGCACCAGTTTGTAGCGCACGGTGATCGGCTTTTCCGTCCCCTGATAGAGTGGGTCGGTGATGCGCAGTTCGGCAACGATGCGGCCTTCTTTTTTCAGTGCCGCCTGTTCACTGAGGGTGCGCTCATGCTCGAAATCGCCCTGAACTTGTTTGATGCGTTTAGCCTTCTCAACGGTTAATGTTTGCAGGAGTTGTACGGCCTCGGCGGTGGGGATGGCCTCGCCGTCTTTGTCGCAGGCGGTGATGTCGTCGCCCCAGTCTTCGAGCAGGGCTATCAGGTCGCGCTGTTTGAGCGCGGCATTGATGTGTTTGCCCAGTGCTTTGTAGATTTCGGTTTTTGCGGCGTTGTATCTGGCGGTGTTTTTGCAATGGCCTGTGCCGTTGTTGTGATCCAGGTAGGTCACGGCGACCATGTGCTCTACATCAACAAAGCAGGCGGGTTCGGTGTAGTTCTCTTCCTGTTCGGTCAGGTAGGCAAGGTAGTCGCCCCAGTGGGTGGTGCGGTATTCTCCGCGCGGGTAGCGGCGTTTGGGTTTATAGGCTTCGAGGTCTTCAATGCGGTAGCCTTCGGGCAGGACGACGCTGTCGGCGCCGTCCGCAAGGGCTTTGTTGAGCAGCGCGGTGATGGCTTCGCTGCGGGCGATGAGGGTATTGATGTCTTGGTTGTCCATGTCGGTCTCCATTATGGGTTAACGGTCATGCCGGGTAATTCCACGGCGGTGTCAGGGATGATGGTCAGGTCGCCTTTGGCGCTGACATACATCACGGTTTCGTCGATGACGGTTTCGGCTTTGTCGCCTTTGACCGTCGGCATTTTGTTTTTGATGATGGTCTCGATGGATAGCTGGTTGTGCGCTCCTTTGACGGGTTTGAGTTTGAGGGTGAGCGCGACTTCTGCCCCCCGCTCCTGTTCGAGGGCGCGGCTGGCGGCTTCGCGCAGGGTGTTGGTGAGGATATCGGCGGTGACACCTGCGTTGAGGTCGCCGAGCACGTCGGTAATGTTGCGGTTCATGGTTAGTCTCCTGTCGTTTACACTTTTTCAATGCGGTATTCGCGGCCTTCTTCGCCGTCTTCGTATTCCCATTCGTCCGCAATGACGGCTTTGTGGGTGGGGGTAACGGTGAGGGTGGCGATATAGATGCCTTCGTCTCTCCCCGGCCAGATGTTTTCCAGCGCTTCTTTGGCGATAGCCAGCGCTTCGGCTTCGCTCTCGCAGTAGTAGGTTTCTTCGATGTTCGGATCGTGGACGATGTATTTGGCGTTTTTCGGGTCGGTCATGGGTGGCTCCTAGAAGGGGATGTCATCGTCGAAGGTTTGCGTGGCGGGGTTCGGCTGTGGGTCGGGAGAACATCCCGGCTTCCCGCTTTGCCCCCGGTTGCCGTTGTCTTTGCCGCCAAGCATCTGCATCTGGTCAGCAATGATTTCGGTGGTGTAGTGGTCTTGGCCGTTCTTGTCGGTCCATTTGCGGGTTTGCAGCTTGCCTTCGATGTAGATTTGGTCGCCTTTCTTGCAGTACTGGCCGATGATTTCCGCTAGCTTGCGGAAGGCCACGACGCGGTGCCATTCGGTCTTTTCGCGTTTTGCGCCGGTGTTTTTGTCCGTCCAGTTTTCCGAGGTGGCGATGGAGAGGTTTGCCACCGCTTCGCCGCTGGGCATGTAACGCATTTCCGGGTCGTTGCCGAGGCGACCAATTAGAATGACCTTGTTCACGCCTGCCATTTTCTTTCTCCCTTCAGGTTTTCCAGTCGCGCCGAGAAGGCACGGATGTGTTTGTCCATTTGCGCAATCAGGGCGGTGTTGCGCTTGATGGTTTTGATGTAGATGGGCTGCGCGTCGTACTCCGGGCAGTAGCTGACAAAATCCCATTCGTCGTAGCCCGTCACCCACATGCCGCCTTGGACTTGCAGGACATACTGCGTCGGCAGTGCGTCTTCGAGGATGTAGCGGATGTGCGTCGCGAGTTTCGGGCATTTGATTTCCAGGCCGCGCGGCATGCCCGCGATCAATCCATCCGGTGAGGCCATGATGTTTTTCGCTTCGTCGAGGTACACACCACCGACCTGCTCAACGTCATAGCCGGTTTCGAGTTCGTAGCAGGCGCGGGCGGCGGGTTCGAGCTCGACACCGCGTTGTATGTCTGCGCTTTGGTATCCGTCTTCGGCTTGGCCGGTGATGTGTTCGGCCAAAAGTTCGGCGAGGTATCCAGTCGCCTGTTTGCTCGCCGTGCCGCTTGCGGTAACGATGCGGTCAAACTGGCTGGCCGTCGGGATACCGAGGCGGGCTTGGTGCCATGCCTCGCTACCCTGTTCGCAGTTGAGGAGGATGAGGTTCATTTGCTCTTCCTGTCACAGATAAAGGATATGTACGCCGAAATGAGCGCCACCTGCGACAGGATGACGATTTGCCGCATCCTTTCTATGTCCGTCACATACAGGGAGCCATAGATCACAAACAGTGATGTGATGATTGCTAGCACATAGAGGATGTTTTCTGCTTTCATGCGGCACCTCACACCGGAATCTCGTCATCATCGGCAGGCAGCGGCGCAGTTTGTTGTTGTGCCGCTTCTGCTTCCTGCCGCGCCTTCTTCCGCGTCAACTGGTCAATGGCTTTTTCAGCGTTTTTCTCACTTAGTGAGAGCACATCCGGCACATTGTGGGCGGCAGCAATCTTGCTCGGCTCGGTGCCGGTCTCGCTGGCGAGGGCAAGGATGTGGTTGATTTGTTCTTCGCTCGCGGGAACAGATGGCATGGCACGGTCATGTACGGGCTCCGTATGCACAACGGGTGCGTTGTCTGCTTCCTGTACTTCTTCCGCCGTCATCACGCCGCCCAATTCGTCCGGGAAGGCTTTGCGCAATGCACCGGCTTCTGCGCATTTCGCCAACTGCCCGCGCGGGCGACGTGTCCACATGCTGTTGATGTCGCCCTGTTTCGTAACGGCGCAGGCTTCAGCAAAGTATTCGGTGTGGGTGAAGGCGCAGCGCTGGCCGTTGATGAAGCGGTACACGGTGACGCGGCACCATTCCGGCGCTTCAACGCCCCGGTAGTTAATAAGGGGGCCAAAGACAGGGTCATCCTGCCCGCCCATTTGCCCGGTTTTGAACGCCGTTGTTCGTTGTTCATATATACCGGGCATGATGACGTCACGCCATGAGCTCTGCCCTGTTTGCTGGTCTTTGACGTACATCGGCACGATGTGGCAGGGTTTTTTCATCACATCGAGTTTGCGCGCCTTGCAATAGTCAACCGCAAGGGCAATAGACTCGGCGCGAGCGCCGGGGAACACGCTGTTTTGCAGCGCGCTCCAGGTGTATTCGTCGATGCCGCGTTGTGCGGCGACTGCAGGCAGTGTCATTTCCCTTCTCCTTTTTTCAGGGCAACAAATTGTTGCGGGTAGCGTTCTTTGATGTGGCCGGCAATTTCTTTGGCTCGTGCCAGTGAGGCGCGGATGATGATGCGGTAGTCCCCTTGCTCGCCTTCGTCTTGTGGCGTGGTTTGCGGTGCTGTTTCGGTTTGTTCACGCGCTTCTGCTCTGGCCCTCGCTTCGGCTTCTGCTCTGGCGGCAGCTTCGATGCGCGCTTTTTCTGCCGCTTGCCGCGCTTCATCGGCGGCAAGACGTTCGGCGATTAGAGCGTCAATATCTCCGGCGGTCAGTACGGTGCCGATGTCGCTGAAGAGGTGCAGCTTGTCCGCCGGGATTTTCTCGTAGCGGGCGACCAGCTTTTTTTCCTGTTCGGCAATCTTGTCCGTCCAGGTCTGCAGCACGGTGGCGCAGGCAGTCTCGATACCGGATGCGGTTTTCTTGCCTTTGGCCGCTGCGTCAATGTCGGCGTTGATTTCCGCCGGTGTGCAGACAAGGCGCAGGGTGGCGGCGATGCGCTCGTCCGCTTTGTTGATTTGCGCCAGTAGCGCTTCGCGGCAGCGCCCGGTGATGTCGCCCTTGACACGTTCCTTAGCGGCCTTAACTTGTTTATCAAGTGTGAGGCGGGTTTCTGCCAGCAGCGCGGCGATTTCGTCAGCGGTTGCCAGCAGCTTGCGCACGTCTTCGGCGTCTGCCAGTGCGGCTTCTTTCGCCGCCTTGATAGCAGTTTCCGCTTCTTTCAGTTCTTTGACTTGCCGCTCGGCGGCGGCAAAGTCTTCGTCAGTGGTGAGGTCGGTTTTGATTTTGGCGATTTCCGCCTTGACGCTGGCGGCGAAAGCGTCAAGGTTGCTTTCCACGATTTGGCTGTGGATTTTCAAGATGAGTTCTTGCATGGCTTATTCCTCTTCGGTTTCGATTTGTTTCAGGGCAAGGCGCAAAGCAGCGCGCGCTTGCGGGTCGTCTTCCATGTCGATGGCGTCCTGCAACGTTTGAGTGTCGTAGTTCATGCGGCCTTCCCTCCTTTGATAGCTGCGGCCTCTGCATCTAGCACCCTTATCAGCTGGTTCAGGCTGGTGTATAGGGAGGCGTTATGACTGTATTGCCGCTGCCCTTTGTGGGTGTAAATCATTGTTGACAGCAGGACTTCGCCAAAATGCAGTGCAATGGTGGCGAGGTCTGCGCTGGTGCCGATTGAAACGCAGGTGCAGCGGTTGGCGTATCTGTCGCGGATGCGGTTGATGTCGCGGTCGAATTTTTTGGTAATCATTTTTCTGCCCCTTCTTTTTCGATAATGGCTTCCGCCTGCACGCGGATGGACTCTTTCATGTCGGCGGGGTCGCGATAGCCGTAAAAGATGGACTTGCCCACTCCATGCTTTTCCTCTATTTCATCCAGCAGGGAAAAGCGGCATTCTTCCGCCGTGAAATCCGCCTCGATCTGATGATGTCCGCAGAAGTGGGCGGTGAATTTGGCATGTGTCGGTGTCAGGGTTACGCACATGTGCGTAGTCTTTGCCACTGTTGGCGAAAACAGTTTGATGAGGTCGCAGGCGGCGTGGGTGTAGGCGATGCTCATGCATACCTCCAAGCAAGGAGTTCTTCCTTCCGGTAGGCGGCCATGAAGTCCGCTTCGCCGCCCACCCAGGTGGCATAGGCGTCCTCTACTGACGTCCCCCAGTAGGTAGCACGCTGCACGATGCGCGCCACAACCTCGCACGGTTCCCCGGCAGCAGCGGCCTCGTAGATGTCTTGTTCACTGGCCGGGGCGAGAATGACGGCGGTGTTTTGGCTTTTCATGGTGTTCTCCTTTTCCCCGCGCAGGCGGGGGTGTAGTGGGCGGCACACTCGTGCCGTATTTGTTCGGGACTGAGGCGCGGGCTGTGGTCGATTTCCCATACCGCCGCATCAAGGGCGGCGTCAAGGAAGAGGAAGCCAGCGGCGGTAAGCGCCAGTGCGGTGAGGATGTTCTTGATGGCGCTCATGGTGTTCATGCGGCACACCCCCAGAATTTGCTACGGCCACTGATGCCTTCGCGGGAAGTGATAGCGAGGATGGGTTTGATGTATTCCCCAACAATGAAGGCGGCGGCTTCTGCCATGGTTTCCCCTTCTTCGGGGGTGGCGTCCAGTTCGGCATGGCGCAGGTATTCCGGCACGCGCCAATCGCCGATGTAGTCGGCGCAGGTTCCGGTGTACACCTTGCCGTCTCGAATGCTTACGATGACGGCGCCGCTTTCGCCGCCGTCGTCGTATTCATTCCACAACCACACCGCACCGTTTTCGGTGAAGTGGCAGGCGTTGCAGTCGGCGGCTTTGATGATGTCTTCCAAAGTGATACTTGCTTGTCCCATCTTGTTCTCCCGCCCCGTGGGGCGTTTCGTTTCGATGGGAGGCAGTTTAACCAAAGTTGAATTTACTAGCAAGTATTAAAGTTGAATTTCTGCTTATTGGTTGATTTTAGTTGAATTTTAGTTGCAAAAAAAACCGCCCGAAGGCGGCGTAGCATCCAGCAAGTTACAGGATGTTAGCGTGTTTCGCGTTGTTCACTTCCAAAGCCACTGGAAAAAGCCTTTCTTCTTCCTCTTCCCTTACGGTTCGGTGGATTTTTGGGACGACACATCCCCTTTCCATCGTATCTCTATGACCTTCCTGCCGGGCGGCACTTTGTCGCGTGTTCTAAGCCACATCAAGGTAGTGCGATCGCCCGGGAAAAATGGCGGATAGTGGCTGTCGTCAATACTGCCGATGTTGGCATAGTAGGTCTGTTCGCCTGGGTCGCCTGCATCTGAGAATATGGCAACCCCGTTTGGATTACGGGAAATAGCGGCTTTAATTTCCCTGTTGCGCCTTTGCGCGCGGCACAAGAAGCAGACATAGTGCAGCAGGATTTCCGCGCGGTGACGTGCTTCCGGGATGCTGCGTTTGGTCACCTTGACATCAGGGGCTGCCCATTTGAGCATATATGGCATGGCGGGATAGGTACGGAACAAGGCAATATGCTTGTCCAGATTCGGCCACTGCCAAGCAGTCCGAATAAATATGGGTTCAAGCTGCTTGTACATCTTGGTAATACCCTGGTTGAAAATCGGGCGCAGATGCTGCTGAATGTCCCGCAGTTGTGCCTTATCCATTACCAGTTGCCGCGCAACGATTTCCCATGCGGCGTTGTAGTCGGCGACAAATTCTTTTTCATCAGGGTTAAATTCAAGCAAGCCTGTCATGTTATTTATCCCTAACTAAGGAAATATTTTTTCGTTTTTGCTTTGAAAGCTGTATGTTAAGTATTCAACATGCTTTGCCATTTCCTTCATATTGAAGGCAATCATGGCAAGTTCTGTCTGCGATATTTTCTTAACATTTTCCGGGGAAGTAACAAATTTTCTTGCGGCATCCAAGTCGCTGCCAGGCGCAACAATAGATAGCATTTCGCGCAAACACGGTCGGACTTTCTCAGGGTCTGATTCCCAATAGACATCGTAGCTGGTGCGACAATCCGCTATCTCTTTATGTGACGATTCAATGACAGCTTGAGCCTTAAATATATTCATGTCTCCATCTTTTATATTCTTTCTCGGCACTATTGTTGGCTGTGATGGCTTGCTCCTATCTTCCTCAACCGCAGAATCTAGCAGGCGCGGGGAATTATCTTGTACACCATGCTCTCTTGCTGATTGTGCTTCGGTTTTCCCCTGCGCTTCCAAGCACTCCGTGCGCAGTTTGTAAGTTTTCATTTTGGTGCAATCAGCATTCTCAAGGGCAATATTCTCCGCTAATGCCGCGCCCACTATCAATAACAAAGCTGAACCTAATAATTTACGCATAGCGCTCTCCTCTATGGGGTTAATAGTGATGTTTGGAATACATGCGGGATATACCACGCTAATCCTATGACGCTGAGGATCATAGTAATCCACGCCGCAAGCGTAAGCGGCCAATTTATGACGCTATCCCTGCCGCATCTCACGCAATCGTGATACCTAGGTTGTGTCTTTGCCCCGCAATCCGGGCACCGTGAATAATTAAATATCAACATATTTTCTCCCTGATTGTTTAACCGCCCCGCCACACGACGCGGCCTAGAATTTGAAAATCCGGTGCGCCCTCCCCTCCTTGATATTCGATGGGTTCATATGCGGGGTTGCGGCTGATGATGCGCACGCCGTCGGGAGTAGCCCGCAATTCCTTAACGAGCATGTGGCCGTTGTAGGCGATGGCGTACACCTCACCGTCCGATAACTCAGTATCCGTAGTGTCAATGATGATGGTGTCGTGGTTGCAGAGGTAAGGCTCCATGCTGTCCCCCCTGACGTACATCGCGCGCAAATTCCCTGCTGTAAGACGTCGGGCCTTGAACCAGCCGTGGCGGAAATAGAGCGGGTCGTCCTCCGGGCGCACGATCCATTCCACGGTTGAGCCCTTACCGCCCGGCCCAGCAGCAAGGCGTACGTCATAGATTTCGATACGTTGATGGGTGTCAGTTGGATGCACGCCCGAAGGGAGTATCTGCACGGTTTGCTGCGCTGGGATAAGGTCCTCATGGCGCGGTGGTGCGCTCGGCGCGGCGTCATCGGCCGATGATTCAACCCCCTCCCCTATACCATCCACTAGGTATTCCATCGGTATTCCAAGGCTTGCCGATAAGGACGCCAAGCTCTTGCCTTTTGGTTCGGAGGCGTTTTTTTCCCACTTTGAAACAGCCGCGATGCTGACCCCTGCCGCTTTGGCAAGATCGCCCTGCGTCAAGTTTTTTGCTTCGCGCAATCTACGGATGCGGGTTCCGATTGTGTCCATATGAGCCTCCAAATTTCAACCAATGTTAAACCCTTTGCTTTCAACTTTGGTAATGGTGTATTATTTTTCGTAAAGTTGAAATGTGGAGGTAAAGTTGAGAAAAAGGGACGTGATTGCGTTCTACGGAACAATCAGTGCAGCTGCAAGGCGGTTGGGAATTTCCCCTGCTGCCGTTTCCAAATGGGGAGAGCTTATCCCAGAAAAGCGGGCGGCACGTCTTCATGCACTCACGGCGGGGCAGCTCAAATATTCCATCGATGACTACACAGCTGGCAAACGCGGGTGCGCCGCGAAACCCACCGAAGAAACCCCGGAATCCACCCCATGAGCACAAAAAAACCGCCCTTGCGGGCGGTTTTCTTTTTTTTTCAGACGGCCTCCATCCTT